GGATACGAGTTCCTGCCTGTGACATACCCGGCGAAAGTGGTGACGAGCGTGACCGATGTGCTAAATGTGTTGCCGAATTTGGGGCTTTTCAACCAGATAGTAAATACCGCGCTGAAATGGTGGTAGGGGTCTACTCATAACACTGGATTATCAAGACCGTGCAAGGTCGGCATTTATAAATCAACAACTTGGAAGGAAATAAAATGGCTAGAGGAATTAATAAAGTAATTTTGGTCGGCAACATTGGCCAAGATCCCGAGACAAAGTATATGCCCAATGGCAACGCGGTCACCAATGCCAGCGTAGCTACGTCAGAGTCATGGAAAGACAAAGACGGAAGCAAGCAGGAGCGTACAGAGTGGCACCGAGTAGTTTTCTTCAACAAGCTCGGCGAGATTGCAGGTCAGTATTTGAAGAAAGGCAGCAAGGTTTATATCGAAGGATCGCTTCGCACTCGCAAGTGGCAGGACCAAAGTGGGCAAGACAAGTACACCACTGAAATCGTGGCCAGCGATATGCATATGTTGGATAGCAGGGGTTCCGGCGATGCCGTTGTCACTGAGTCAGGCGGAGCTCAGGCTCCAAAAGCCGCCACTGATTCACAGGGCTTTGATGATTTTGAAGACCCAATTCCTTTCTGACGGGGGATGACATGAAACACGCAACTTGCAAAAAGTGTGCTGCGACAAAGCCGATATCAGAATTTTACAAGCACCAATATTCGCGCATTAGTGGGCTGGTGGCGCAGCCGTAACCCACATTGGTTATGACGAATGGCGGGCGCACCAGCGGAAGATTATCAAAGCGATTAAAGACAAATTAAAGGAGGCCAGCAAGTGAGAGATCGCGACTGGAAGCAGGCAGAAAGAGAAGAGCTAGAAAGGCATAGCGCTGAATTTTACGCTCGAGGCGGCAAGAAACAGATTATCCCTCCCGGCTTTTCCGGCGAAACATTTTCATTCAATAACCAGAAAAAAGAGCGCCAGGATCATTCTCGGCGTGCAGCTAAGAAGAGGTGGGAGAGGTGATCCATAAAAAGTGTGGGACGGACATACCGGATCATAAATTATACCGAGACATTGAGAATAAAAAAGCAAAGGTTCGCGGTCGATGTCCGACGTGCAAACAGGTGGTACATCTTTGCTCTGTAGATTTGCCTCAAGATCAATACTGCGCGGCGTTTCATGGCGTTAGCGAGCACTGGTTTAGATTGGCAAAGCGGTTTAATCATTCTGCGTGGTGCGCGTGATGAGCGAAAAAATCTATGACAAGCTGAATTCATTGTCTGCTGAGTATGCAGAGGCCGAGGCGAACAGGGTATTTTTGTCGGAGTTTCGCAAAAGCAAAAAAGCATTGCTAATGAAAGACGCAGAAGCCGAAACGCCAGGATTGTCCGCTGCGGCTCAGGAACGGGAGGCTTACGCACACCCGGATTACGTTGAACTTCTGAAGGGCTTACAGGGTGCGACGGAAATAGCACTGCTGGCAAAGTACAAAATGAAGGTTATTGAAATGCAGTTTGAGAGCTGGCGGACAAAGCAGGCAACTCAGCGGGCTGAAATGAATTTACGTTAACAACCAGTTCGCGGGTCGCAGATCCCGCGCAACGGAGTGTTAGAGATATGACAGATTTTCAGTTTTTTATGGTTTGTTTGGTTTTGATTTTATGGATGTTGATTAGCTGATACAGGGGATAAAAATGGGCGCAGTAAAAATCAAGGCCGTAGATTCATATTTTTCTCGTTGCATTAGGGAGCGGGCAGGGTGGAAATGTGAGCGTTGCGGGGCGCAACATCAGGAAAAATCACAAGGGCTTCATTGCTCGCACTTTCACGGCAGGGGGAAATGGGCTACACGGTTTGATCCAGACAACTGTTTTGCAATCTGTTACGGATGTCATGCTTACCTTGGCGGGCACCCAGAAGAGCACCGGCGCTTTGTCGAAGAAAAAATAGGCACAGGCATGGTGCAGATACTGCAAGAGCGGGCGAATGATACTAGCTTGGGAAAGCTGTCGAAAAAGTCAGAGGCGCAGATTAGAAAACATTATCGGCAACAACTGGAACGAATGAAAGAGCGCCGGTTGCTTGGCCATGATGGGCGTCTTGAATTTGAAAACTGGTACTGACATTAAGAAGACTTTATAGCAAAGGTGGGCGTATGAAAGCAGTGATGTTGCCGGTTTCGGTTGAAGAAGACGGGAAAACATGGAATCTGTACGGCTTCAAATGGCAAACCCCAGACGGCGAATTCGGCAGCTATCTGCACGCACTGAGCCACGATCATGCGGCAATGATGCTGGCAGAAATGCGGGAAACGGCGGTGATGGACGGACAAATAATGGAAGTGCTATGAATGAGAGAGACCCAAATGGGATTGAAATCGGCGCTCCTGGCGCAAAAATGGACGACGGGAAGCCCCCTGTTTCCAGGGGATTTATCAATTATTTCCCCCGCGCCGTGCTCGCAGTGTCCGATGTTAGCCGAAAAGGCGCTGAAAAATACTCATGGAATGGCTGGGAGCACGTAGAAAACGGGATTGATCGCTACACAGACGCAATGGCCAGGCACCTGGTTTCTGAGTCGTTCGGCGATACCGATACAGATACGGGCTGTTTACATGCTGCACAGGTCGCATGGAATGCTATGGCTAGACTAGAGCTGATTTTGAGAGCTAAAACCCAGGGGGAATGATGTCGAAAACAGACGATATAGTGTGGATTCGAGCGAGACTAGAGCAGTGGGGGATCTGGTGCAACTTTGACGAAAACCTACCTCCCCGAGCCAGGTTGATGACCGGCGGCGGTGATTATGTCGGGGAAGATGCTCACAACGAAGACACGAATTCCGCGATTATCTGTATTCGGAAATTCTACCCGCAGCAAGCCAAATTATTAAACATACTCTATGTGCCTGACGCTCGTGGATGGTGTCCGGCAATCAGCCAGTTTACCGACAAACACCTGGGTGAGTTGGGTATCAGCCACAAGCGATATGCCTACCAGCTGAGAAAAGAAGCCGAAAAGAACGTCGCCTTTTTCCTGATGGGTAGGGCAACAGACAGGGGCGACATGGCACTGACGGGCTAACAGCCGTCGATCCACTCCATTAAAATTAACGATGCTCTATTGTGCCGTCGCATCAGCAACAGCATAGAGATCGCCGTGTGAGCAATAGCCGGTGCTGTCTGCCCCTGCTCCCACTTGTGCCATGTGCTGCGGTCGATTCGCAGCAACCGGGCAAACTCTGCGGGGCGCATACCGAAGGATTCCCGGATTACCCGCAGATCCTCCGGGCTGTAAGGGGGCGACATGGCGTCGGCCTGCGCCCTCAGCTCGTTAATGAATGTTTGCCGAGGGAAACCGCTTAATTCGACACCCTGGGTGCGGATTTTCAGCCCGGCCTTTTTACATTGTTCGCTAGGGGTCATTTTTATGACCATGAATCAGCAAATTGTTTTGCAATGGAGAGGTACTCGCCGTAGGTCATTCCGTCTTGGCTGGCGTTTGCTATTTTATCCATCGCGGCTTTTTCCACCTGTTCATCCGCAATTTGCAATTCCTCGCAAACGGCTTCCATCATTTATTCCCAGTTGCTGTCATTAATAATGGTTTCGCTGTTCATATTGATCACCTTTCTTAGTTCTGGCTTCCGGGCCACTCCCGTCCATGTGTTAATAATAGCACAATGGTTTCTGACAGCAACATAAACAGGATAAACGGTAGTTAAAAGGCGACAAGCGGTAGTTGTCTGTATAAATAAACAGGCTGTAATTTTGTACAGTAAAATGCTTGACTTACGGTAAAAACAGGCTAATATTGTGGTATCTTGAGCTTTTCTCGCTCGCAAGCCCTGCCGTTGTGCGGGGCTTTTTTGTATCTTCCCTCCGCTGTGTAGCCACAGCACCCATTACCCGCTGATTGCGGGTTTTTTTATTTTAGGACGCGTGATGACGGATGAGCACGGCAGCCAGTGGCACATCTCAAAAACAATCAGTCTGGGGCATATCGTGACGACTGCCGTTGTTGTTGTTACCGGGGTGCTGTATCTGGCCAGCCTGGAAACCCGCATTGAAAGCACAACCCTGGAAGTGGCGCATCAGAAAGACGCTATTGCCCGCGTTGAGCAGAGACAAGAGCGGGATCAAAACGAGCTAACCAGGAAGTTGGGCGAAATCCGCACAGAACAGAAAGCCGACTCGGCCAGAATTGAGCGAAAACTCGACAAGTTGATCGAGCGAGAGCTAGACAAATGACAATCAACGACGCATTAAGAATTATCACTGCGTCACTGTCATTACTGCCCCCCCGGTACGACTCAACAGAAGCGCGGGCAATGCTGATAGCGATTGCACTGCAAGAGTCTGATTTGCGTCACAGACAGCAAATTGGTGGCCCAGCCCGTGGTTATTGGCAGTTTGAGCATATTGGCGTCAGGGGCGTATTAGAGCACAGCGCAACAGCACAGGTAGCAACAGAGCTATTAAAGCGGCTCGACTACGACACAACGTCAACAGCAGCTTATGGCGCGATTATCCACAATGACGTTTTAGCGGGCTGTTTGGCGCGTTTAGCGTTGTTTAGATTACCGCAACCCCTACCAGGGCGCAGTCAGAGCGACGAAGCCTGGCGGCAGTACATACAAGTATGGCGTCCAGGCAAGCCACATCCCGACAAATGGTCGCACAACTACGCGAGAGCCTGGGATCATGTTTAGCAAGATTAAAGCCTTCTGGTCGCTGTTTAAAGCCGGTCAGAGAGTCGCAGACGCGGCAAAGTGGAAATCACGGCAGATCGAGACCACAGCCATTGCTGCTGTTTTGTGGGGGCTGGTGAGTGTCGCTGAATCAATGGGCTATCAATTACCCGTTGGCGGGGAAACGATTGACGCTATCGCTGTTGGGATTATCGCTACTGTTAACGTCGTGCTCACTGTCACCACAACAAACAAAGTGGGGCTGCCAGATAAGCGCAAGACTGATCAACCCTGAACAATCAACCCCTATCTATTGCCCCACGGATTACTGTATCTCAGGGGCAGAAATCACAATCAACTGTGAGTATTAAAAATGAACTGGTCATTGGCGTATCAAGTAGCAAAATTCATAATCTGGTTGGTTCTCAACGTCCGTGAATTTGTTAAAGACGCTGAGGAACGTATGCCTGAATCCGGCAAAGGCTCCGAGAAGCTGGCGGCCGTCAAAGAAGCAGTTTCAATCGCCGCGAAAATCGCTGGCATGGCGGACTCGGCTATCGACGCAGTAGCAAAAACCGGGCTTGTCGAGCAAAAGATCAATGACGCTGTGGCGACTGAGATAAACAAGTAACAATCACTTTGCGGCAGGGCCGCATCATCGAAGCCGGGGGCGGAGATGCTGACAAAGAAACAGGAAGATTTCTGTCTCGCGTATATGGAGACAGGAAACGCAACGGAAGCATACAGGCGGGCATATAGTACATCTGGCATGAAGCCACCAACTATCAACGTCAGAGCAAAAGAACTGCTTGATAACAGTAAGATCGCGGTAAGGCTTGAAGAGCTTAGAGCGCCTGCCATCCAGCGGGCACAGCTAACCCTGGAAGAGCACCTTCGAGAGCTTGCTGAGCTGAGAGAGCTGGCAAAGCAGAAAGGCGACTACGGCGCAGCCACCACGGCGGAAACCAATCGCGGAAAGGCCAGCGGTTTGTATGTGACTCGGCTAAAACACGAGGATCTACCGCCGCCGACTATCGTCATTAATCGCCCGAATGGAGATTAACCCGACTGTCCCCCAGGACAGGTTTATTTTCAGCGAATCGAAATATCCGGCTTTCGTGGGTGGGTTTGGTAGCGGCAAGACGGAAGCGTTAATTGTCCGGTCGCTGATCGGCAAGATCGCTCAGCCAAAAACGGACAGGGCATTCTACGAACCGACCTATGACCTGATCAGAATGATCGCGTGGCCAAGGTTTGAGGAAATGCTGTCTAGTCTTAATATTCCTTATAGACTGATCAAACACCCACATAATGTTCTTGATGTCCAGGGTTGCGGAAGGATTATATTTCGCTCTATGGACACTCCGAGCCGCATTATTGGTTATGAGGTCGGCGATTCTGACGTTGACGAGCTGGACACCCTGAAAAGGGATGACGCGGCGGAAGTATGGCGGCGGATATTGTCTAGGAACCGGCAGAAGAAAGCGGACGGATCATTGAACACCGCAGCCGTAGCGACAACCCCGGAAGGTTTCCGGTTTGTCTATGAGACATGGGAAGCCAAGAAGGTTGACGGGTACGAGATTATCCGGGCGCCGACTTATAGCAACCCGCACCTTCCCGAAGATTATGTGCAGAGCTTGCGGGACATTTACCCGGCGCACTTGCTTGATGCCTACCTTGAGGGGCACTTCGTCAACCTAACCAGCGGCACGGTGTATATCGGATTCGACCGTCATGGCTGTAATACAGACGAACGGCACCATCCCGGTGAGCCGCTGTTTATTGGCATGGATTTCAACGTGGGGCAGATGTCGGCAGTGATCCACGTTAAGCGCCAGGGGAAGCCTGTGGCAGTGACAGAGATCACCAACGCCTACGACACGCCGGAAATGTGCCGGATCATTCAAGAGCGATTCCCCGGCCATGCTATCCACGTTTATCCTGATGCCAGCGGCGATTCCCGGCGCTCAGTCAACGCCAGCAAGACGGATATTCAGATTCTCCGAGATCACCGCTTCCACGTTCACGCGCCAAGCAAGAATCCACCAGTGCGGGACAGGATCAACGCCATGAACGCGGCATTCAGTAACGGATACAAGGTCAACGCTTCGTTGTGCCCTCAGTACGTTCGGTGCCTTGAGCAGCAAGCCTACGGAAGCAACGGAGAGCCAGACAAGACGCAAGGGCTTGACCACCTTCCCGATGCTGGCGGTTATTTCATTCACCACGATTACCCGGTTATCAAGCCGGTGACGAACATCAACATGAGATTTGCGACCTGATGGCCAAACACGACGTTACATTCCAGCGCCCGGAGTATAAGGCCGCTGGCTATGGCTGGACGCTGGTTGATGATGTTGTTGCCGGTAGCGAAAAGGTCAAGGCGAAGGGCAAGACGTATCTGCCGCAGCCTAACCCTAGCGACTTGAGCGCAGAGAATGAGGAACGGTATCGGCAGTACAAGGCTAGGGCGGTTTTCTACAACGCCACCAGCCGAACCGTGCAGTCGCTTGTCGGGGCAGCATTTCGCAAAGTCCCGGCTCTGACCTGTCCTGATGCCCTCAAATATGTCGAGGATGATGTAGACGGAAAGGGAATTTCGATCTACCAGCAGAGCCAGTCCGCAGTTCGGCAAGTGCTGAAAAAGGGCCGACAGGCAATCCTTGTCGACTATCCGCAGGTAACAGGGCCGGTTTCCCGTGCCGACATGGACTCTGGAAGAGTCAGGGCCACGATTGCCAGCTTCAACGCGGAGCAGGTCATCAACTGGCGCACTGATAAGATTGGTGCTACTCACAAGCTCGTTCTAGTTGTTATTTATGAGCAGGCCGAAGAGGTCACGGCAGACGGCTTTGGGGTTGATTTGATTCCGCAATACCGCGTTTTACGGCTTCAAGAAGGCGTTTACACTCAAGAGATTTGGCGGCAGGCAGAAAAGGGCTGGGACCTTCATATTCCTCCCTTCGTCATCCGCAACGGCTCCGGTGGTGCGTGGACTGAAATCCCGTTCACATTCATTGGTTCCAACGACAACGACGCCAGCGTTGATCCTTCGCCACTGTATGACATGGCAGAGGTCAACATTGCCCACTATCGCAACAGCGCCGACTACGAGGAAGGCGTCTACATGCACGGGCAGGGCACTATGGTTCTGTCTGTGGGCGAGATGGCGGTGGATCAGTTCGCCAGCGCAAACCCGAATGGCGTAATGCTTGGCGCAAGGGGCGGAATCGTCCTGGGCAACAATGGCCGCGCCGATCTGTTGCAAATGGATGCGAACTCCGCAGCCAAGGAGGCGATGGATCAGAAGGAAGAACAGATGCGGGCGCTTGGCGCTCGACTGTTACAGTCTGGTTCTGCCGTCAAAACCGCCACAGAAGCACAGGGCGACATGGAGCAAGATCATTCCGTCCTTTCCCTTGTCGTTTCCAATGTGTCCGAGGCGTACACCCTTGCCCTGCAATGGATGGCCGAATTCATGGCCACATCGGGCGATTGCGTGTACCAGATCAATCAAGAATTCACCCGCATGAACCTCGACGCGCCGCTGCTGACTGCGCTGGTAGGCTTCTGGCAGACTGGCGAATGGCCGCGCTCTGACATGCTCCGGGTGATGCGGAATTTCGGCCTGATTGATTCCGAGAAATCGGACGAAGATGTTGCCGACGAACTGGAAACCAACCCTCCCTCGCTGGAACTGGACGCGGCTGAGTAATGGCCGCAGTCATTGAGCAGCTTGTTGAGCAGTCCACCCGCCACCAAGTCTATATCGAGAGGCTGAAAACCGGGCAGGCCAACCAGTTTGCCGCGTTCCTGCTCCTGATTGACAAGAGCATTCGGCAACGGCTTGGCGACAAGGATTTGACGGAATACTCGCGGGCAAGGCTGGAAAGGCTGCTGCTGTCCGTCGAGTCTGACCTAAGCGCGATCTATTCCCGCCATTGGGATGAACTGAGAGGGGGATTGATTGACCTTTCAGCGTATGAGGCAGAATTCGAGGCGCGATCACTAAACGCTGTTGGGGCTGGTGCTTTTGAGGCTGTTATTCCCGCCTCCGCTCAAGTGTGGGCTGCTGTCACCGCTGCCCCCTTGTCAGTACGCGGGGCAGATGGCGGCAAGCTCCTAGAGCCGTTTGTGAAGGACTGGAGCGCCGCAGAGGTTAAGCGCGTTTCCGGTGCGATCCGGCAAGGCTATTTTGAGGGCATGACCACCAATCGCATATTGCAGATGGTGAGAGGCACCAGGGCCAACGGGTTCAGGGATGGCATTCTGGCGATCAGCAACCGTAACGCGGAAACCATAGTCAGGACTGCCGTGCAGCATGTGGCCAGCGTGGCAAGGGAAGAAACCTGGAAGGAGAACGGCGACATTGTGAAGCAAGTCCGTTGGTCGAGCACCCTGGATTCTCGGACTTCGCAGACATGCCGCAGCCTTGACGGGAGACTGTTCCCCGTGGACAAGGGGCCGCGTCCGCCGATCCACCCGAATTGCCGCAGCTCAACCACTGCTGTACTGGCTGACAGGTTCGCTTTTCTCAACGACAACGCCACCCGGTTCTCCCGCAGTGAAAACGGCGTGGAGTTTATCGACGCCAACGAAACTTATTATTCGTGGCTCAAACGCCAGCCCGCAGAGTTTCAAAACAATGCTCTTGGCAAGTCAAGGGCAAAGCTGCTTCGTGATGGCGGGCTGACCGCTGAACGATTCGCAGAACTGAACCTTGGCCGACAATTCAAGCCCCTGAACCTTGACGAAATGCGAAGGCTTGAGCCTACCGCGTTTGAGAGGGCGGGGATTTAATCAGTAAAAACCGTTTTACCAAAGCTCCCATCCGGGGGCTTTTTTATGTCAGCAGCTTGGGGCTGCAAACCGATCCGGGGGATCAACAACATGGCACTGAAATACCAGATAGACAGCCTTGAAGGCTTGGATGACAGCGTTAAGTCACTCTACACCGAGAAGGGCGGCAAGTACGTTTTGGGCATTGAAGGCTTGCCCGATACCGGCGAACTCGACGGCCTAAAAAAGAAGGTCGATGAGCTGCTTAACGAAAAAAAGGAAGCCAACAAGAAAGCCAAGGAAGCTGAAGAGGCAGCAGCCAGAGCCGCAGAGGAAGCCGCGCGAAAGTCCGGTGATGTCGCAGCCCTTGAAAAATCCTGGAAGGACAGGCTGGCGAAGCGCGAAGCTGAACTCTCCGCGCAAATCGAACAACTGAACGGAAACATCACAAGCCTGACCGTGGGCCAGACAGCAACCAAGCTGGCCGCTGAACTGGCGGTTCAGGGCAGCGCCGATGTTCTCCTCCCCCATATTTCCAGCCGACTGAAATCCGAACTGCGGGACGGGAAAGCCGTAACGGTGGTTTTGGACAAGGACGGCAAGCCTTCCGCCATGACGGTGGACGAGCTGAAAAACGAGTTTGTCAGCAACAAGGCGTTTGCGCCTCTGATTGCTGGCAGCAAAGCCAGTGGCGGCGGGGCCGACGGTGGCGGGCAAGGCGGCGGGGCCGCTAAGGGCAATTTCGGTGGCTCAAAGACCGAACGTGTAGCGGCCATAAAGGCCAACTTTCCCGAACTTAATCAATGAGGTAACACCCGATGGCACTTTCGAACATGAAGGTCTTTAACGAGTATCTGCAAACCGCAGTGATCGAAACCCTGTCCCAGCGCGTCGAGGCGTTCAATGCCGCGTCCCGTGGGGCTATCCAGATGACCACCCAAGGCTTTGATGGCGACTTCCTGCAAGAAGCCTTCTGGCAGTCCATCCACAGCGCACAGCGCCGGGTTGACCGCTATGCCACCAACGGCACGGCGTCACCCACCAGCCTTGCACAAGCCCAACTCAACAGCGTCAAGATTGCTGGTGGTTTCGGCCCGATCCTGTTTGAGCCTGCACAGTTGACATGGATTCAGAAAAACCCCGCCGAGGCGCTGGAGGTTATTTCCCGCAACTTCTCCGAGGCCATGCTGAAAGACATGCTCAACAGCGCCATTGCCGCTGCTGTGGCGGCTATCGAGGCACAGGGTTCCAATGTCGGGTACTACGATGGCGGCACTGGCCCTCTGACCTATCGCGATCTGAACAACGCCCACGCGCTGTTTGGGGATATGTCAGACACCATTGTGTGCAACGTGGTGGACGGCGAAACGTTCCACGGCTTCATCGACCAGAACCTTGCCAACTCCGAGCGGCTTTTCCAGGCCCAGGGTGTGCAGGTGGTTGATGTCCTTGGCCGCGTGATGATCGTTACCGATGCCCCGGCGCTGCGTGAAACCGGCACTGGAGCCGACTGTAAAGCCCTTGGCCTTGTGGCTGGCGGTATCATCGTCCATGACATCGGCGACCTGGTGACCAACACCGAAACCAGCAACGGCAAAAACCGCATCGAGACCACCTGGCAGGCGGATTACGCCTTTGGCCTCGGTCTCAAGGGGTATGCCTGGGATACCGGCAACGGCGGCAAGACTCCCTCTGATGCTGAGATTGCAACTGGCAGCAATTGGGACAAGGTAGCCACCAGCATCAAACATACCGCTGGCGTACTGGCGATTGCCAATGCCTAATGCTAACGGGGCAGGGAAGCCCCTCACCGTTGTTTGCTTCAAGTGGGCAACGCCCGGTTATCGGGCGGTTTTCACTTCGGAGCATGTCAACATTTTGCGGCGGATGGTGCTTCGGCACTATCCGGTTCAGCACCGTTTTCTGTGCATCACCGATGACCCGAAAGGGCTTGATGATGGCATTGAATCGTTCCCGATTTGGGACGATCACCGGGCAGTTCCGAACCCTACCGGTGGCGGCAGGCCAAGCTGCTATTTGCGGCTGAAATTGTGGGCACCAGAGATGGCCGCTGTACTCGGGCCACGATGGGTCATGCTTGATCTGGATTGCGTTATCACGGGCGACCTTCGGCCATTGTTCGACAGGCCGGAAGATGTGGTTATGTGGCAATCCCCGACTAACGAGTGGCCTTACAACGGGGCTATGATGATGGCCAATAGCGGCGCAAGGCCGCAGGTATGGGAGCAGTTCGACCCGAAGGAATCCCCCCGCATCACCAACAAGCGCGGCTATCGTGGCTCAGATCAGGCTTGGCTGAGTCACATCATCCCTGGGGAATCAACATGGGGCGAGAAAGATGGCGTGTGGTTCATGCAGAGAATGAGACCACGTGACAGATTGCCGAAAGATTGCCGCATAGTCTTTACCACGGCAGGCGATCCACCATGGAAACTCAATCACCCGTGGGCGAGGGAGCATTACCGTTGATCACCCTGATAACACCGACTGCTGATCGTCCCGTTGCGTTTGCCCTGTGCGAGCGGTGGATGGCGCGGCAGACCGTGGCGTTCGATCAGTGGATCGTCGTGGACGATGGGAATACTTCTGTCACTCCCACCATGGGCCAATTGCATATCAAGCGGCCACGGGTGTTTGAGGGCGGAGAGTCACTTGCCAACAACATCCTTTCAGCAATTCCGCACGTTCGCGGCGATGTTGTCCTGATTATCGAGGATGATGATTGGTACGCGCCAAACCATATCGCTCTGAGCCTGTGCAAGCTGGAAAAGCAGAAGGCAGCCGGTTGCCGGTGGATGAACTACTACCACCTCAAGTACGGCTGGCGGCGCATCAAGAATGCCTGCTCTACCCTGAGCAATACCGCTTTTCGTGGCGAGATGTTGCCCTTGCTGGACAGGGCAGCCCATGAAGCCATAAAGCAGCGGATTTATCACATTGACAGGCTCTTCTGGGACGCGGCAGGGCATGACGGGCTACACGACACCGTGACCGTTATCGGCATGAAGGGCTTGCCGGGAATGCCTGGGATTGGGATTGGCCACCAGCCACAAGGCTACACCCCAGACCCGGGCCACAACATACTGAAAAAATGGATTGGTGAAGATGCCAGTTGCTACCTTTCGTGATTTGATCCTCGCCCATAAAGGCAAGCGGATTTGCGTCATGGGCGGCGCGCCGTCGCTTGCCACCGATTTAGAGTCAGTTCAGGCTGATGTTTACATTTCCGCCAACGAACATGGAACGCCATTTCCACACGATTACATTGTCGCCATGGACAGGCAGCACGGCAGCGGCAAGCTGATGGAGACTGTTCTCCGTGGAGTCAGCGACAAGCCCATCATCTCCCCGGAAGAGTTCGCAGACTATCGGCTGACACAGTGGCAGGGTTCCCCGCGTAGGCTATACTCCGGCATGGTGGGCGCTTGGTGTGCCTGGGCGATGGGGGCCAAAGTGGTTATCCTCGCCGGGATGGACGCCTACGATGGCGCGCTGAGAGCCACAAGACAGGCCGACACCATAGCGGAAGAGATCAGATGCCCGGTGCGGGCTGTCTCCGGGCCTTTGGCGCAGATATTCGGCCAGTACGACCCATCGGAGCGGTTCGGACGATACGCGCCTCACAACGCCATACAGACGCTAATCGGCACAGATGGCGAAACCCGCGTAATTTGCAGAAAGCCGACCACGGTTGAAGGCAGGCTATTGGCAAAAGGCGAAGAGTGGGAGGGGCCAAGGCAGATTGTCTCCCTGGCGTTGAAGCATAGAATGGTGGTCGAGATATGACAATCGTAGTCGAGGATGGCAGCATTGTTGCTGGTGCGAACAGCTACGTCACAGAGGCGGAGTTCATCACCTATGCCGAGTCTCGGGGCGTCACCATTGCGACGGCTGATGATGCCGATGCCATGCTTATCAAAGCCGCCGATTATCTCGAATCATTCGCTGCACAATTCAAGGGCGTGAAGGTCGAGCGGGATCAATCCTTGAGCTGGCCGAGATCCGGTGCAGTGATCGAAGATTGGGAATGGAGTAATGACGAAATCCCCCGGCAAGTGCTGAATGCTCAACTGGCCGTTGCCCTTGAGATCAAGGCCGGAGAAGACCCGTTCAACCCGTCCACAAGCCTCCCCGTTGTCTCAGAGCGGGTAGAAGGCGCGGTGCATGTGCAGTACGCCAACCCTGGCGGAACGCTCAATGTTGCCAAGACGCAGCCCTCCCGCACCATTATCAATCTGCTGCTCAAGCATTCCGGCATGACTCCAGTCCGAGCATAACCCAATGACAGAATTCTATGACCGCATGGCTGCGACGGCCTTGCGGCTGCTGGCTCAATTCGGGCAGACGGTGACTATTCGCCGCGTTACCGGTGGAAGCGTCAACCCGGTTACAGGGGCCGTGGTTTCCGGTAGTACGGTGGACACAGAGGCAACAGCCGTAATGCAGGACTACTCCCTACAGGATTCAGCCAGGGCGAACATGACAGAAACGCTGATCCAGAAGGACGACAAGAAATTCATCGTTGCTGCCAGCGGAATTCCTGTTCCCTTGCTCACTGACAAGATCATTGCCGGTGGGCTGACCTGGAACATCGTCAACGTCAAACAGACGAACCCGGCAGGCACTCCGCTTGTGTATGAAATTCAGGGGAGAATCTAATGACATTCGCCGCTGACATGCAAGCCATATCAAAGCGCATTGACGCCACCCTTGAGGAATTCGGGCGTGCTGTGAAAATCGCCGCGTTTTCTCAGGTTATCGACAATACCCGCGTGGATACCGGGCGCATGAAAGGCAACTGGCTGCTGACCGAAAACCGGCCTGCCAGTATGCAGTTCACCAGTGTTGACCCTAGCGGCAGCCGCACGAAGGCGGATATACGCGGCAATGCAATGGGAATATCTGATTCATACCTGACCAACAATCTGCCATATGCGCCTATCTGGGATGAGAAGGACGCCATCCGGGCGAGAGTCCTTGTCAACATCCAACGCAATATCCGCAACGCTGCGAGGGCTGCGAAATGAGCCTTGCCGTCGATCAGGCGCTTATCCAGTCCTTCATCACTGGCGCGTTCGGGCTTCCGATTGCCCATGAGAATATCGACTTCATTCCCACCGTGGGCACCGCCTATGCCGAGATCGCCGTTTTTGATTCCGGCACCGAAGCCCTAGACCTATCCAACACCAACGACCGCATTGGGCTATTTCAGTGCGTTTTGAGATACCCGATCAACACCGGGGCAGTAGCGGCCAAGACGAAAGCCGAGGCCATATTCAACCGCTTTGAAATCGGATCAAAACACTCCTACAGCGGGCAGGATGTTTACATCACCGCCCACGACCGCCAGCCAGGTTATCCAGAATCCGGCTGGTACAAGATCGTCCTGAGGATGCGATACCGCGCATTCATCACGCGATAACGGCGCTTCCTGCGCTCCGTCCACAGACCCGCTTCGGCGGGTTTTTTTATGTCCGTAAAACGAGGTAAACCATCATGGCTATTCAAACCAGCGCGGGAACTACCCTTAGCATTTCCGCATCATTGCCGAACAGCGAAACCGCAACGGCTTACGGCGCAATCACCTTTACGCCCATTGGCGAGATCACCAACGTCCCTGAATACGGCAAGTCTTTTGCCGAGGTCACGGCGCTCACGCTGGGCAACCGCAAGACCCGCAAGGCCAAAGGCTCCTACAACAACGGCACCATCAACGTGCAGGTTCTCCGCGATACCGCAGACGCTGGACAGGCTATCCTGATCGCTGCCCTGGAAAGCGACGATAATTACGCTTTTGAAGTCGAGCTACAGGACGGAACCATCCAGTATTTCAGCGGCAAGGTCATGAGCTACACCACCAACGTTGGCGCACCTGATCAGTATGTGGGCGCGTCCGTCACCATCGGCATCGACACTGACATTATCGAGGTCGCTGCACCGTAAGGAAGGCAGAGCCAGCAAGCAAAGCCTTATCACTGCCCCTCCTCGGAGGGGCTTTTTTATCTCGGAGATTAAAAAATGGATCTGTCTCAACTTGATGTGCAAGCCGCCGCCGAAAATGGCGCAAATCTTGAAGTCCGCCACCCTGCCACCGGAATCGTTATTCCCGGGATGACAATCACCGTGCTTGGCACGGACTCGAAAACCTATAGAAACGCCATAAAGGCACGGCTTCGCCAACGCGTGAACCAGCGCAAGAAAAACGACTTTGACCCGGAAAAGGCCGAGAAAGAAGCCGTGGAATTGCTGGCTGACCTTACCGTTGACTGGGATGGCATTTCCCTTGACGGCCAGGTTCTCAAGTGCAATCGGGAGAACTGCATCACTGTCTATTCTCGGTTCGCGTGGATTCGAGAACAGGTTGACGAATTTATCGGGGATCGTGCCAATTTTTTGCCGAGTGCGTAGAGGAACTGACCCTCTACGCGCAAACAATGGCATGGCTTCACGCTGTGCCAGAAAATGGGAAAGACCCGCGAATTAAAACCGTGGACCCTGACAGCGTAATCCTCCCCGATGTTTCCCTCCCTCACATGATCGAGATGCTGCAATCCGTTGGCTTTGTTTCGGCAGGGTTCAACGGAGAGCAGCAAATTACATGGCAGGAAATCAGGGCATGGCAGGAGGCCACGGAAACGGACGTTACACCATGGGAGGCGGAAACGCTCTACAAGCTGTCTGGCGTTTATGCGGCCATGCTCCACAAGGCCAAAGACCCAGGCTGTCATTATCCATCCGCATACGCGCCAGATCACGACCAGCGCAAAGCCGTAAATGACTTTTTCAAAAATCTGCCGACAAAGAAGGTAAAGCGCCGTGGTTGATATTGCATCAATTTCGCTCAGAGTTGACACGTCAGACATCAAGCGCGGCCAGGTTGAGCTTAAAAACCTGGAGCGCACAGGGTCCGGGGTTGAGCGCAACGTCACCCGGGCCACTGATGGAATGTCTGGTGGGTTTGCATCGCTCCGCAAAACCATCGGCCTTGTCGGCACCGCCCTTGCTGGTATCGGTTCGGCGCAACTGATCCGCGAAGCTATCCAGTATTCCGACGCATGGAAGCAGGTCAACAACCAGCTTCGCCAAGTCACGGGCTCAGAAACCGAGCTTCGTGGCGTTCGGCAGACACTTCTCGACATTTCCCGCCAAACCAATACAGAGCTTGATTCCACCGTTGCCCTGTATTCCACCCTGACCCGCTCCACCAAGGAGATGGGCATATCCTCGCAGGAAGTTGCTGACGTTACCAAAACGGTCAACAACCTGTTCATGGTTTCCGGTGCTTCCGCACAAGAGGCAGCAAACGCTATTCGCCAGTTGTCGCAAGGTTTGGCCGCTGGAGCGTTGCGCGGGGATGAATTCAATGCCGTGGCGGAAAACGCGCCGCGCATCATGGATGCCATTGCCGAAAAGCTACAGATGACCCGTGGAGAATTGCGGGAATTCGCTGCCCAAGGCGGTATTACCTCACAAGTTCTCGTCGAAGCGTTGCAGGACTACAACGAGGAAGCGCAGCGCATGGCCGACCAGACGGATAGAACGTTTGGCCAGCACATGGTTAACGCCAATACCAATGTTACAGAATTTGTTGGCGGCCTCAGCGGGTTAAATTCCTCAGTCTCGACACTAGGACAAGAGATTGAAGATTTTACCAAAATATTTTCCGACAATACCGCAGAAATAAACGGCTTTATTAATGAAACCCTTGTTTTTGCAAAGTCCGCAAGCCTTATTCTTAAAGAAATAACCGCCCAGGGTAATGATGATCCTTGGTATATGAAGCCCTTGACTATGGGGCCGGCGGGGATGCTTTATCGCTACATGGGCTTTGGCGGCAAGGACGAGTTTGAAAATTCAAAAGATAAAATCATCAAAGGACTAGAAGACATAAGGAAAGAGGCCGACGAAAATAAAAACGAATTTGATATGCTTCGCAATGGCGAAATACTGGCTGAAAAATTCGGGATAGCACTCGATGAGACAGCAGGAAGCGCGGAAGACGCTGCTGGCGCAGTGAAAAAATTTACGTTTGAGTCAAAACAGCTTAAAGACACACTCGGCAACGAGGTTATAAAGGAAGTCGAGGCGCTTGCTTCTGAGTTTTCAAAAATTCGTGATGAAATCTATCCGCAGCAGGCGGCAGTGCGCGGCCTCATGCGCGAATATGAGGTTTTGTCACAGATAGCGCCGGGAATGATCAGTGATTGGATAGATCAGCGCATAGCAATAGACGATGTGACGCGCGCAACCGTTGACCTCTCAGAAGAAGCCGACCCTATGGCCACAGCCTATGTGCGCGGCTTAGAGCGTATGAGGGATCACTTCGGCGATTTCATGTATGACCTGCTCGACAAAGGCAAGGTCACGTTTGACGGCTTCCTAGACATGTTTAAGCGGATGGCGGCGGAAATAACCGCAACGAAGATATTGGTTTCTATCGGCCTGGGCGGCAGTGGCGGCGCTATGGCGGGCACTGCTGGCGGTGATGGTCTGTCAAGCCTGATGAGTCTGTCCGGCATTAGCAAATTCCTGGCGTCAAACCCGTTGCAGTCTTTGGGTGCCGGTTTAAAAGATTGGGGTTGGACAAGCCTTGGTGACAGCCTTGGCAATATGTCCGTCATGGATATGGGCTTATCAGCCCTCGCTGGTTATGCCGGTAATTTTATCGGCGGCTCCATCGGCAAATCCCTGTTTAACAAGGAGGCCGAAAGCGCCTGGGCTGCCACCATCGGCGGCATTGGCGGCAGCATTTTGGGCGGCCCCATCGGCGCCCTTGTTGGCTCCACCATCGGCAGCCTGCTGGATTCCGCTTTTGGGGGCGACGGCAAAAAACGCTCAATTTTAGGGGTTACCACGCGCCCAGACCAAGACCCATTTAATTTAGTCACCAACCAGCAGCAAACGGAATCCGGTTTATTGTTGTCAACCTACACAATCCGTGCTGGCGAACAAGCCCAAGAAGTTGCAGACGGGTTATTGGCCGCCATGAAATTAAGCGATTCCGCATTGTCCGGCTTATATCGCACTCTTGGCGCTGATGTTGATTTTACCGGCGTTGGCCTTGCGGGCAAAACCCCGCAAATAGGCACTAGCGAAGCTGCAAACTTTTTTGGCGCGAGCGACTACAACAATTTAGATATTGCAGCCGTCGAGGGCGCGGTAGATGCATTTGTAGAAGCCTGGATAGCGAAAGCTAACGAAATGACGAAAACCGTCATCGACATTAACGCAATAAAAGAATTACAAAAAGAAGGCGAATTATTAGTTGATACAATTATCCGCATTAGTAACCAGCTACAACCTGTCAACAGTATTTTAGATGCGATGGGTTTTGCTGTTTACGATTTAAGCATTTCTGGCATGGCCGCTGCTGATAGTTTATTGCAATTATTTGGTGGCTTGGAAAATTTAACCAGCGCCACAAACGCATATTATCAAGCGTTTTACAGCGAAGAAGAAAAACTTGCGGCAACCACGGCACAATTGCAGTCGGTGTTTGACTCGTTAAATATCACAATGCCGACAACACACCAGGAATTTAGAAACATTGTCGATGGCCTGGATTTAGCATCTAATGCTGGTCAGAGTATGTTTGCCGCCCTCATGCAAATTGCTCCCGCGTTTGACCATGTGACCAAAGCCGCCGAAGCCGCCGCAGAGGCTGCGCGGCAGGCGATGGTTCAGCAGGTGACGGGCAGCGCCGGGGGTTTCCTCGATCAATACAACGCCACCATGAAAACCCGTGCGGAGCTTGAGCAAGACCTCGCCGGTATCAATGCCGACATTGCCGATCAACTGGCGAAGATGGCCGATGTTGCCGATCCTCTGCAATCGGTTTCCACCGCCATTGACGCCATCACCACCAGTACCGATAGCCTCACCTATAGCAGCAGCCAGCTACGGGGCTGGGCTGACAACATCCTGGGCACCGTCAATAGCCTGATGATGGGCAACGGTTCGCCCCTCACCAATCTCGCCAAATTCAACTTTGCCCGCGATCAGTTCAGTAGTGCCCGCTCCACGTTTGAAAGCACGGGTGATGCCTCTGGCCTGGCCAGTGCAGCGCAAGCCTACCTGCAAGCCAATACCGCCTTTAATGCCAGCTCGCAAACCGGGGTGGGCATCTTTAATGATGTGGTGGGCTACCTGCAACAAGTGGGCGTGGGGCTGGAATCCGAGGCCGACCGCGCCGAACGATGGGAGCAGGAGCAGCAACGGCTATTGGAAGAGCAGCGCAGCGCTACTGATGCGGTTCGCAGCGCGCAAGTAGAAGCCGACAGCGCCGCACGGGAAGCCGCCAAGATGGCACAGGAGCATGCAAAGCTGGACGCCCTGTATCAGCAACAGCAGGCCATTGAACTGGCGCTACAGTCGAGCCTCGCCATTGATGCCGAACAGATTTTACGCGATCAGCTACAGGGATTGGTGGATATGAACACCAGCCTGATCGACATTGCTGGCCTTCTGGACGTGCTGCCAGAGGATATGGCTGTTGCCATCGGTGACGCTCTGCTGGGCAACGTACTCGCATCCGTTCCCGGTTTTGCCAGTGGCGGCAGATACGGCGGCGGGCTGGCCCTGGTGGGTGAGCAGGGGCCAGAGCTAATCAACTTCAACAGACCAGGATTCGTTCACAACGCTGGCGAAACCCGATCAATGATGGACAGCGACCCCGCTCTGATTGCCGAGGTAAAAGCCTTGCGGGAAGAGGTTTCCGCATTGCGCCGAGAAACCGCGCAGGCTGACGCCAAGAAGCTCCGCGCAGCAGAAAACACCAATCGCGGCATAGAGGACATGGGACGGAAAATCAACAGGAAGCCCGTCGAGGTTTTAGCATGATCACCGCAATGTATTACCCCTGCGCCGCCGTCGGTTTTGTACTGTTTTTAAAGGCTGTTGTTGAAGCCAATACCGCGTTAACCAACGCCCCGCGCGACATTGCCAGGGCATTGAATCCGGTGGGTGTGTAATGATAGTACACATCGGCACAGCCTCCGGCGAGTCATCCGCAATAATACCCGCGCACCAGGCGGGCGATTTAATTTTGCTGTTTGCAATCAATGATGCGGGCACCTCCCCTGCGCAGGAAGTGGGCGACACATGGGTTTCTAAAGCTGCCACCTCGCCGACATATCGGGCATGGCGTTTATCTAGCAAGATTGCAACAAGCAGCGCAGAAACAACAGGCACGTGGTCTAATTGCCACGCCATGATTGTGTCAGTTTATCGCGGCGTCCATACAGACAATCTCGATTGGTCATATGGACTCGGGCATGCTTTCTGGTCGAACGGGAGCAGCACTCCTGCCACGCTCGGTGCGAGCAATTTATACGCGGAAGATAGCTCCGACTGGATAGTGTCATTTTTTGGTTTGATCCAGCTCGTTACATTAGATGCAGCTCCCGCCGGGCGTGTTGAGCGCATCAGATCTCAAGTCGCGAGCGGTAATCCGTCATGGTTGAGCGGGCTAACTGTCGCCGCTTACGATTCCGGCGAGGGTGTTGCTACATCTACAGCTAAAACCGTCGGTTGGCCGGATGTTGCCAACGACAGCTGGGCGTCTGTTAGCGTTACATTAATTGCAGACCCCGACTATACCGGCAGTCCATCGTTTGAAATCAACCAAGACGTAACAACAATAAACGAGGGCGAAACTGTCACGTTTACCGTCACCGGGCCAGACGGCACTTATTATTATCGTATCTCAGACTCCGGTACCGCTGGCGCGGCAGATATTGTCGGCAGCTCCATCGGCACCGGCGAGGTCGTTATCTCCGGCGGCACCGGCGAATTTGAAATCACCATCCGCAACGATCTAAACACAGAGGGCGCGGAAACCCTAATTATAGAGTTGCACGAAACAGAAACCGGCTTGCCAACCCTGCTGGCCACTGCCGATGCAGTTACAATCAACGACACAAGCACAAGCGCCGACCATAGCTGGTCTGGCATTACCTACGTCGGCGGCATTGAGGTCGTCGGCGAAACTGGCATAGCAAACGAGGGACAGACGGTCTCAGTAATCATTACCGCAGAGCCGCCGCCTCCCGCCGGTGCAAGGCTGAGAATGAGTGTGCTTGGCACTGTAGACGATGACGACTACAGCATAGCAGGTGGGTCGAGCTGGGTTGAATTTGACGGCGTAGCCGCCACGGTTGGCTGGGGTGTTAACGTGCTCGCAGACACCACCACCGAGGGCTCGGAAACACTCCAGATTCGCGCTCGCACGGGCTGGCCAGCCACCGACGGTGATATCGTCTACGAGAGCTCAATAATAACAATCAACGACACCAGCCAGGCTGCGCCCACCTATGCCGTCACCCCGGACGACACCAGCGTCAACGAGGGCGATACCGTCGTTTTCGACGCGGCCTGCACCACTGTCGCCACCGGCACAGTGCTGTACTGGACGATCACCGGCGACCTTGACGACGACGACGTGGTGGGGGGCGCGCTCTCGGGCACGGTGGAAATCGACACTGGCGACATCATCGCCAGCAGCGGGCAGTTTTCCATTACCCTGGCCAATGACCTTACCACCGAGGGCGAAGAGACCTTCGCGGTCGAAATTCGCACCGGCAGCATTGCTGGGCCGGTGGTGGCCACAAGCGATACAATTACCGTTGCGGACACCAGCCTGACCCCGCCGGAATATGCCGTCACGGCGGGGGCTTCGACGGTGCCCGAGGGCGGCACGGTCAACTTTGCCGTCGTCACCAGCTGGTTTACCGGCGACACCCTGTATTGGACGGTTTCCGGTACAGCCAGCGGGGATGATTTTTCCGAGGGTGCGTCTGGCTCGATTGCGATGTCGGAAACGACATACCCGGAAAAAACTGGCTCGCAAACGCTGAATGTATCAACCGATGCGCTGATCGAAGGGCCGGAAACCTTTGTATTTCAGCTTCGCACCGGCAGCACCAGCGGGCCGATTGTTGCGACATCCGGCACCATCACGATCATCGATGAGGCGTACTCCGTCACAGTGGATAAGACTATCGCCACGGAAGGCGAGACCGTCACCTTTACCGTTACGGCTCTGTACTCCAATCCCGGCGAGGAGCTGGCCTGGGACATCATCGGCACCGTAGACGGCGCGGATTTTACCGTCACAGCAATGAGCGGCACCCTGACACTCTCCGGTGGCACTGCAACCATCAGCAAAACCCTGGTAGACGACGCCACGGCAGACGGGGCGGAATACCTCTACCTGCAAATCAGCCGCAACGAGTCCGATGGCGAGGTACTGGCGGTTTCCCCCGCCGTGCTGGTGCGTGACGCCACCATTGACTATGACGAATGGCTAGGCACCCAGTCGGGCACCCGCATTGTTTTGGTCGAGATGCAACACGCCGATGGCTGGGTGTACTTCGGAAACTATCCCTACATTTCCCGGCCAGACGACACCAGCCCCAACCGGCCCTATGACGACAAGCTGGCGGATGTGATCGACATCGAGACCCGCATGGATGGCGATTTGACCGTGGGCGAGATTAGCATTTATCACGACGGCACCCACAACGACTGGATCAGCAACAACTGGCGCGGGTACACAGTCCGCATCCTGATGGGGCAACCGAATTGGAGCCTCGATGACTTCCGCCTGGTGGCGGTGTGCGTCAACGGCGGGCTGGAGACTGTAGAGCGTGGCCGGATGCGCTGGGCGATTTATGACCGCAAGGCGGTACTCGCAAAACCATTGCAAACCAGCATCTACGATGGCGGCACGGGTGCGCCAGACGGTACAGGGCCAGTGCCCATTGCCATTGGCAGCCCCTTTAACGTGGCCCCGGTGTTGATCGACGGGACTGTGCATGAGTACCAGCTCCACGAGGCAGCTGTTGTTTCACTCGACCCTCGAGACAACGGGGCGGACGTAGCCAGCAGCGACACCCTGGGCGCTGGCATCTTTGAGCTTTCCGCAGCACCAGCGGGCACGGTAACAGCAGACGTGACCACCAGCAACAACACTCCGGCCCTTGCCGTGGCCTGGGTATGCGACCGCTACGGGGTAGACGTGGACAGCGTAACCGTGGCCGCCCTGCCATCCTATGACATTGGCATGTACTACAGCAGCCCCACCACCGGGGCGCAGGTGCTTACCGATATTTGCCTGAGCATAGGAGCGTATTGGCTGGTTGGCCTAGATGGTGAGGTGGAGGTCTATGTACTGGATGAGCCTGCGGAAACCACGGATTTCACGCTTGAGGCCGAGGATGTGGTTGTTGGGGGCTTGCGGATGATCGGCTTTGACGATCCAGTTAAAAACCTGACGCTTAACTACCGGCGCAACTTTGCCCCCATGGCTCGCAGCACGATAGCGGGCAGCGTGATTACCGGAGACCCGGATTTTGCCGAGGAACTGACACGGGAATGGCGACAGGAAACCGTGACAAACACCGTGACGGACTTCCCCCTTGCTGGCGATCTGGTGCTGGACAGCTATCTGGTGGATCAGGCCGACGCGGCAGCCGAGGCGGCCAGGATAGCGTCCCTTCGCTCAGTGCGCCGGGAGAGGTGGGAGGTGGAAGCCTTCGCCAGCTTTGCAGATGCACAGGTGGGAAACACGGTAAAGATCATCAACCCACGGCATGGATTCGAGACCGGCAGGAGCGGTGTGATTGTTGCGGTTTCCAGGTCGCTCACCCGAAACCGTGTGATCCTTGAAGTTATGATCCCTGCTGAAATTGAGAGCTAAATAATGGCAAATATACGCATGATACTAAATGACGGCCACCGCGAAGCCGTGCTCACCGCCACCAGCGAGGCGGCAGGGCTGGAAATCGAAAACACGCAGGACGAAAGGCGGGCGCTGGTGTGGCGATCCGAGGATACCTCTGGCGCTGACGCGACGGATCAGGAAATCACCGCTGTGATGCCGGTTACCATATCCGGCCTCGGCGGAATGGTATTGAGCAACACCAACCTGACCACAGCAGCGACCGTTTCCGTGGCCTTAAAAAATGGCATGACCACCGTCGACACCGTGGCGCTCGACTGCATCGAGGAAAACCTCGACGGCACCACCACTTGGGTTGCCTATTTTGAGAAAGAGGACGACATAGATCAGTACGCCCTGACCATTGACGACCCCACCAACACGGACGGGTATCTACAGATAGTACAGATCATGTGCGGACCAGTCCTGACCACAGAGTACAACCCGGCCTATGGTGCAGAGATGGAGTGGTCGGAGGATGTGGAGCATTACGAGACAGACGGCGGCACAATCAGATCAGAGGGCACCGGGCAGCATAGGCGGCGCACATCGATCAACTTGGAGCTGGTGCCCGAGGCAGACCGGGCAGCCCTGGTGGCTGGCCTGATGCAACACGGCCAGCGGTTCCCGCTGTTCCTGAGCCTCTACCCAGGCAACGGCACGAGCAGGGAGGCGCAGTACCAGTATGTGTGCAAGAGGTTGACCAACATCAGGCACCAGCACTGGACGCAACAGTTTTTCAGGCAGGGGATTGAGTTTAGTGAGTGCTGACAGTCAAGAGCAAGGCACACCAGTTCTCTAACTGAGTGCCTGTCACGATTTGGTCACGCTGGAAAATTTTGATTTTAAAAATGCTTGTAAGTTATTGATTTTTGGTCGGAGAAACAGGATTTGAACCTGCGACCCCTGCCTCCCGAA